TTGAGAAAACCTCTAAATCCATGAATCTATTATAACGTGCTTTCGAGTGTTTCTGAGATATCTCTGTGCCACTTTGAGGTCTGTCACAGGGTTTCTTGACTTTTGAGTGGCAGCGTGCTAAGCCAACGTCTCAGAGTGCCCTTACAGTATCTTTACAGTAACTACCGAGCTACTAGGGGGTATTTAATTAACCATTTATAAAGATTCATTCTCATTAAGGTAGTCTAATTGAGAACGGTTGGTATGACTGACGCGCAAAGGTATGAAAAGTAATATTATTATTGCAATTGAGAATCATTAGCAGTAGGTCACTTAAAACCTTTCTTTTGTTGTATCTTATCTAATACTTCTACACTTTGAAGACCATAGATCTGAGTAGTTTGCATCCAGTATGCTCTCATATGTTCATAGTCTTGAAAGAGTTTGTATCTACCATCAGATAGTATAATTTTGTATGTGTGTCTATCGTAAGGTTTATCTGATGTTGATGTAAACCATGTAGTGTTGTTAGTGGTTGGTGTCATACTCTTTCTTTGTTTTAAAGTATAGTTTGTAGTATGGACGTTTGATTTGTTCAAGTGTGTTCATGTCATCTTCAAACCCCATATATTTGAGGAGTTGGTATGATCCTTCGAGTTCAGAGATTAGACGTAGTATGTTAGCAGGGTGTCTTGGTAGACCATTAAACTGGTAATTTGCCAGTGTATTGGTAACATTTGTATTTGGGTTTGTATCTGTCAATGTACTTTTGTGCGTGATGTGTACAAGTGAACCAACAACGTTTATTATCAGTTAGATCATGTAAGAAGATAGGGAATGAGTTTAGGTAAGGGAATAGATCAAGTTTACGAGAGTTAGAGATTATCAGTGTATTGTTTAATTTCTTCTTCTTTTGTTTCGTACCAGTTGTTAGTGTTTTTGTATTTTGAGATAAGGATTGCATCGTCTTGGATTTGCCAAGTGATTGTTGTTCCTTCTTTCCAGTTAAGTTGTTTAAGGATTTGTTCTGGGATTTCGATGAAGAAGTCATCTGAGTCATTGCATTCTTGTATAGTAGTAGTAAATTTATTCATTTTGATCTATGATAGTATACCAACGAAGTGTACGATTATGTTGTTTTAATGATTGAATAATAAACCATTCACTTGCGGTTGAATTAATGGTGTAAGTAGTATAATTACCATCAATATATTCAATCGTAACAACATATCGGTGTCTCATTCAATATAACCATTTTGCTGTAAGTATTTACGTGTCAAGGGAGTGGGAGGGTATACTTCCCACATTTTACCACCAGCACAAGCAGCAAGAGCATTCATTGTCATATTTTCAGTACGACCTGCCCAACCTGCTTCTGCTTCCCAAGGTAATGCTGACTTAGGATATGTACGCTCTGCTAGTACACGCCAGATCATAGGGACTTCATCCTCTGGCATAATAATAGCAATGAGTGAGTTGTTGATAGTGCCTGCCATACAATCTTGTGCAGCGTGCCAACCTTCATGTCTCATGACCATCATCAGTGTGCCAGGTTTACCCATATAATCTTTGTTTAAGAAGAAGTTATTGGATACTGTATGATAGACACCACGATGTTGTGATGGGAAATACTTTGAATCAGCAAGGAATACATTTACACCAATTTGATTGAGTGAGTGTAACATATTATGAAACTCACCAGTGACAGCAGTGAATTCTTCAGTATTAGGATATTGTGATGAGATATCAAGCATAGAGTATACTTTCTCAACACCATCAGTGCATTCACCTAATAACATACAACCCATACTATCCATGGTGTTGTATCCTTTGGTGATCTTATTATCATCAGCAAATACTGGTGTAGCAAGAGTTAATGCTGCTGCGAGTAATACATTACGTAGTTTCATTTTGTTGACCTTGTGCTTTGATTTGTTCAAGTATTTGTTCAGAGTCAGCATAACGTTGTTCATTACATGCTGTCATGTATTGTACAATTAGATCACGCATCTCATCTGTAATAGGATCATCCATGAATTTCAGGTAGTGAGAGATACAAGTTCAAGAGATCATCCTCATTATAAAATGCAGTCTCTTCCTTCTCCATGTTATCAGGGTCCATCCACTCGTAGAACTCATCAGCAAGTGCTAATGCCTCATCGATGTTATCGTTTGCCATGTGATAACGGAAACGTTCTACACACCAGTCATAAATGTCATCACGTTGTTGTGATAGACGATCAACAGTTGCGGAGTCATCAGTAATTTTGTAGTTGCTCATGATTTGGTAGCGAAAAGAATGTTGGAAAGGTGATCGTATTGAACAAATTCTACATCCTTAGGGAGTAGAGATGCGGCAGCAGAGGCAAAATCGTTAGGAAACTTCTTGAATAAGCGCCAATACTTTTGGACACCATCATAATCTAGATCTTCACGCGGAAGAACACGGATTTCATAATCACCACGAGTGTAACGATTAGGATATGGTTGGATAAATTCTTTGATGTGATCTGCTAGCATGTTCATTTGACAAAGACCTCGTTGAGTTTGGTGTGTTCTTCAGTGAGTTTAGCAATTTGTTGCATGTGATATGCTACGTGAGCAAGATACTCCTGCTCTTCTTCATCTACTTCATCATAAGCAATGTCGTAGCAGTCATCAATGTCAACAGTGTTATCATCATAACATGTCATGCCATACATGGTATCCGTAGAAGAATCCATCGCATAGGCATTACCAGCAGCAACGAGATAGAACATGGGAGTGAAAGCAGTGTGAATTACAGTATACTATGTATTGGGTGGAGTGTCAACCCGCGTAATATGCATTCTTGTAGAGATAACCGCCGCTCCAATCACACTTCTCAAGCACAAACTCACGCTCAGTGATGATACGAAGATCAAAACGTGGTTCTTTCACTGGTGCTTTGAATGATGCTGCCTTATGCAACTCACCAGTCTTCATGTTCACGAAGCAATGCACACTACGATTACCACTATCAGTCTCCATGATGATCTTGTGATACTTACGACCACTCTCAATATAGAACTTGTAGAGACACTCACCACTCTCAATAGAAGCAAGACGCTGTGCTTTGTATTCAGGATCAGTATGATTGAAGAAGTTAGCGCGACGAATGCTATCCTGCTTGAAGTCTTGCTCCAGTGCTTCACATAGCATCAGGCAATACTCTCTCACTTTGAGTTGGATGTCGTTACGAGCATCTTGTGTGGCAACGAAGTCAGCGAAGGTGGCAGTCATGGTGTTTGTGTTGATGTGAATAGTATAGCGTAGATTAGGCGTTGCGGATCTCACCACCGACCACTACGTCAGCTGGCACACGAGAGATGGTGTAACGACGGATCTGCTGAGAGAATTCACGCCATGCCTCTACAGTCTCGTTCACGATGCGGTTGTGCTGACGATCCATGCCCTTAGCAGTGGTACACTTGCCTTCCTTGCGGAAATAGATGATGGGTTGCTGGGGAGCATCAATGGTGTCGATCTCGATCTTGTAGAAGGAGTGCTTGACGACTGTGGTGGTCATGTGGTGTGTCCCGTGCTGATGAATATAGTATAGGGCATTTGGATGCCCTGTGTGCGTTCAGTGGACAGTTTGACAAAGTGGCACAGTCTCAACCGTAATGATCCATATAGTCATCTAACGTATAATGATCATCGGTTGATGTTTCTTCAATCAATTCTTCCAATGACATTTCAATCAAGTCTTCACGATATTCTTCAGGAGTTTGATCATCAGGATCATAATCATCATGGCAGAGATAATCCCACTCTGCCACAAGTGCATCGATTAGTTGTGCTTTCGTGTAGTTCATAATAGGCTCTAGGAGAGCAGTTCCAACGCCTCCTGTGACAGTTCGTCATTCGCACACTGTCGCCAGTTCTTGTTTACCTTGTCAAAGTCTTCTACAATATCCCATGCTGGTACAGCATCATCGATGTTCTCCAGAATCCAACGGTCGAGCATTACTTCAGAAATAGACATAGTTAGTTGGTTGATACAGATGATTTGAGTAGTGGCATAGCAGAGTATGCCGTAGTGTTGCTTACGTCTACAGTTTTACCTGGACGTTTGTGGTTAATTGGGGCAATGTAACATTGCTTTTTTGTGTTGTAGAATCCCCAGATCGATCGGATAGGCTCATTAGTGTAACTAAACCGAGCATGATTCCGAATCCAAATGCCAACGACGTTGGATTTATGTTCACGAATCTCATAGGTGAAACCTTCAGGAGCAGAGTGTGGGAAATCAGTTGGTAACATCGAGTGTCAATTGTTCAAATTCAAGGTGATCACAGCATGAATCATCATCATGCAGATCGATCATGTCAGTGTCTGTGTGCTTAAAGAGTTTATCAAAGAGATCATTGACGAACTCTTTATCTTCTTGGGAGAACATTGACGACGGAATTTACGACTTGTGGTTTTGTCTTGATTGCCAGATCGTTTAGTACGAACACCAGCAGGAATTGAACGGTGAGAAAGTTTCATCGTACTTGTTGAATTGTCGAATCGTAGTAGTTCATCATTTTGGTGTCACGCTCTGCTAGGAAGTTAAGATAACTCCCAATAGCAAAGACAACAATAATACCTGAGAGTCCGTATTGTGTGATTCTACTCATTGATCAGCAGGCAAGGGGAGAGTAATCAGAACCAGAGTATGCTTCGAGATTGAAGTCAACAACCTTAGCACCATTGGCAATCAGGTTGTTGATGGAATACAGAGCATCGGTCTTGACAACAGTGGAGAAAGAGATCATCTCACTCTCAGCACCAGGATGCCAGATGACACGCTTAACGAAACGCTTGCCGCTAGCGTCAGGGAAGAAGTCAACTTGAGTGGCAGAGTTCTGGAGTTGCATGGGGTGTGTTCCTTTGACTCTCTTAATATACACGGTTATGGGGTGCTGTGCGCGTTTTGTAGACAGTTCGCCAACTGGTCGTACGTGGCAGCATCATCGACGTTGTTCTGCATAGCATGGATTTTGGTGTTGCCTATATTGCATCCCATCATCATATCCAGCAAGAATAGGATCTGAGAGGTCGTTAGAGGCACATCTATAGTCCGGTCAGTCATAAGTGGTTCAAGACGCTTGTGGGCGATTGTGGAGGGGTCTCAGCAGTTGTGGTGAGTTCTCTACCAGTATACATGAAAAAGCAGGCAGCGTCAACCACCTGCAACCAGTTCATCAAGTGTCACTAAAGATAGGGATGATGTCAGTTTTTACGTGTAATGTCTTGTTTATGTGCTGCTCCCATTGCGATGCGTCGTCCAAATTGTAAAAGATCGCTTCTTGGCGGGAAGTGCTCTTCTTTTTTTTGTTCTTCATCCACACAACTGCGTATTTCATGCCAATAATTAGGGTAAACAACAACGTTAACATAATGACGACCCCACCGTGAGTTTGCACTTTCAGGTAGTGGGATGTCTTTAAAACAAATGGTAACATACCATTCACTTATGAAAGAGATATAACCACATATGTTACGATAACACACTGGTTGAAGCAATTCAAATTGCATTAGTATCGTGGTGGGATGTTCATTTCTCGTGAAACTTCAACTTGATCAATGTCATCAAGACCAACAGTAGGTCTGTGACCTAATACTAATTCAAGAGCACCTACTGCTCTTTCTTTACTTGTTGTGTGATAAGAGATAATATCTTGGAGACAATCTTTTAGATCATGGTAGAACTCTAAGATAGTTACTTTATCATCTTGTATGTAATCGTCCACAGCATCTTGGAGACGACACTTACGCTGTTCTTCGTAAGTCTTATCAAGTCCAAGGTTTGGTCTAGTTTTGAAAGAATTCATAGTTACGACGTTCATCAAGATAGTTTAATACATCATTGCGCCACTCCATTAATTCATGGTAGCATTCTTGATTATGAGCACATTTACGCAGCTCATGATCAGGTTTTAGAACACTCTCATAGAATAAACCGAGAGCATCACGACGTTTTTCGTGTTTCGTGGTGCTGTTTTCATCCATACGATTTAGGTATTGACTTGGATATTCTAATGCATCTGATTTGAAATGCTGCATTTTTTTACAATTTCTTTACAATTCAATGCCATCCATCGTTTTCAGGCACACAGTCGTCTTCATCTACCCGATTAACCGATTCAATGTCACATACTGGCACTTCATGTTCACCTCCAATAATGTACCAGTGCATAAACTGTCCATGATACTCTGGATGTGCTTGATACTCAATGGTATACTCACGCTCGCCACAATACATAATCTCACTTTTTGGAATATTGTGATCACGCATCATTGCTTGCAGTTGCAAGTGTGTTAATTCTGGTTTTGTAGGAACTTTCATTAGATTTCTATACCATTGATTGAGTAGCATAACACAGAGTCAATAGGTTGTCAATTATCTCCACAATGGTCCACAATACCACCCCACTAAAGAATGACGAACACCTCTTGTAACAGGTTTAACACAATGATCCAATCTAGAATCAAATACAATTAAAGATCCTTGTTTTTTAGTTTGCAAAATTTCTGCAGAATTTTCATTTTGTCTAAAACACAATTCTCCACCATCGTAATCATTTTCATCTGATAACTGCAAAGAAAATGAAAGTTTTCTAATTTTTTCTTCTGGTCTTTTTTTAGTCAAATAGAATAAATCTCTATCTTCATCTGCGTGCCACTTATAATGTGAGCCTTCTTTATAAACAGAATATTGATAGTGATTATCACTAATTCCAGATATATCATACTTAAAATGATCTTTGTTTATATGGTCAATATAATATGTTATCATTCCAGCAATCCATTGATCTTCAGCAATCCATTTTATATCAGTTTTTCTATCGTTATGATTTAATATGTGATCAAATTTTCCTGTATCTTCATTCCATTTTCTGGTATGAGCATCAATCAATTTATTGTCTGGGGAATATTGATTTTTAATTATATTACATAATTCAGATGGAATGTTAGTAAGAACGGTAATTATAGCACTGTTTATAGCAATATTAGTCATTAATTATTAAAGCTCTTCAAATAAACTACGTGTAATTATCTCAACAACTTTATTGGTTATACGTTCATCCTGATCAATATCAAATTCTATTGAAAACAATCTATTTCCACTTAAATGAGATTTAATAAAATCTACTTCTTCTTGATTGAGAAGATCTCCAGCAATCATTTCATCCAAAACGGATAAATTATAGTTTTCAACATTGCACTTCTTCATCTCTATTAAATTTTTATCTTCTAAAGTTTTTGCATACGATCCTTGCATTATAGGAACATCATATGTAAATATAGACTTATAAGTGCCATCCACATTAAAGATAAGAAAATTTTTATATGTAGATTTGCTATTACTAAAATCATTAATGACGTTAATATCACTATTCTCTACAGTCTTTTTGTATTCTACATCGTAAATTCCAATTCCTGTTATTTGACCATTAGAATCAAAAATCATATCACTTAACTTATTTGTCATAGAATCAGTCTTTGATATCTTTTCCTCAATTAAAGGTTTTAAATGAGATATCTCTGCGATTTCTGCCGTTGACACAAAATCATCCCATAAATGTTGAGGTCTTATCAAGTTATAGTTAGAACTGACTTGAATTTCATATTGCAATACATTGTCACCAGAATAGTATATTCCAAAAAACGTACTCTCTTCGTTAAATTTTGTAGTATTATTATTAAATTTGTAATTTAATATTTTTTTAAATTTTTCTGTTAAACCTTGATCTAAATCTGGTTTGTATATTTCATCATAAAAAGAAGTAAATTCAAGAAACATATGCTCATAAGTTCCAATATGTTCTTTAGAACTTAAATTATACTTTTCAGATACATAAAATTTTTCGGAAAACATTTTAGTTACTTGCTATTTTTTGACCTAAAGAGTTAAAGATTGTAAAATGAATATAATCTTCCTTATCGCATGATGCTTGACTTTCAGGAAGAACATCATCAAAGAAACTCATAGCCTCTTGCTCATTATCAACAGTAACAAAAACAAATTCTGATTGTGTTAATGCAGTAAAGATATCAAGAGGAAGAATATTTTTATAAATCTCCATTGATTGATTAATTCTTTCTACATTGTCACTATTATTCCACCCATAAGAACGAAGATAAACAACACACTTTTCATTTGATTTAGCATGTTCTTCTATGAGATCTTCAAAATACATACAATCATAAGTAGCATTTAACATTTCAATCCTCCAGTGTTAATTTCCAAGCAATTGTAACCCTTAAACTAGTAAAAAGTCTAGAAGTTTCTTCAGCATAATGCCAGATTCTTCCAGGAAACAAAACAGCGCAATTTGGTTTTGGTAACTTGTAAAAATATTTATCTCTATCTAAAATAAAAATAGTTTTACCTCCCCATTCTAAATCCCAAGATGAATTTGGATAGTATAAAAATGTATATCCAGTATCATCATACCAATCTTGATGGGGTCTTCCCTTTGTGCCATATGTATGACCATTTGCATACACAGAATCTAAAGAAAATTTTTTACCTACTAATGTGTTTATTTTTTCTAAAAGAATTTTGGTAAAAAATTCATTATTATTTAATTCCATTATCCAAAAAGAAATATCATCTTTTGGATAAGATTCATGACCATATTTCCATTTTGCATCAGAGATACAATTAATTATTTTAGAATAACTATCATTATCAAAGACTTTATCGTAAGAAATAATGTCATTTTCACTAAATTTCTCCATATTTCCTCAATAAATTAATTCTAGATTGCTCAAGTTTAGCACAATTTTTTCTTAAATTTTGGTCTGCAGAAAAATCGCTAGAAATAGTTGCAAGTTCTACACAATGTTCTCTTATAAATTTATCTTTTATTAGACTTTGTGCCCAAAAAAGAATTACATCCCTATTTCCTGACTTAACAGTATTAACTTTATGAACTATTCCAGTATCATAAAGTATTGCTTTACCTGCACTTAACTTTACAGGAATTTTAAAATCTCCTTGATTCAATATCAATTCTCCACCTTCGTATTCTTCAGGATCGGAAAGAAATAAAGTCATACTATAATCTGTACGAAGATTTCCAATTTCTAACTCATCTATATGATAGTCATAAAACATTCCTTCAGAGTAACGAACTGGATATGGTATTGTTATGTCTTTAAATGAAAATTTAGTGTTAAATATAGTCTTTTGTGCAAAAATAGAATGGAGATAATTATAAAAATTTATGTAAGACTGATGATTTAAATCTACAGTCTTACAATACTTTACGGATTTATTTAATCCTTGATTAGTTTCTCCTGGAACGTAATTTAAATTACCAAATAAGTTTTTTACTTTTTGTAATTCGTCTTCACATAAAACATCAATAATATACATCTCTATTATTCTTTAATAACAAATTTAGTAATATCAAAATCTGGATTACATTCATGAACATCCATAGATTTTATTATATCATAAACACTTTGCTTGACTTCTTTATACTGATTAACATATTCTTTATTATGTTCAAGTATTTGTTCAATTCTATTATTAAGAAAGTCAACCGAAGCTTCTGAGTCATGTTTTACCCATTGATCTTCTGTTGACAGATATTCAACTTCAGAATTTGGATAATTTCTTTTGTATACAACTGGATCAATCGGAAATTTTATTTGATAAACGTATTTTGCAAATTCAAGACCGCTATCAAATTCTTCTGGAGATTGAATAAGATTATCTCTTAATTCTTTCCTCCAACGTATCCACATGGATTTTTCACCGTCATATTTTTCTTCAATATCTGGAAGAACTCTCCAGTCAGACTCAGATAAAAGAATATTTCTTTGACGTTTTTTCTTCATATATCTTTTATAGAAGAAAAGATTCTGTTGTTCTATTTTTTCTACTGCTCTTAAAACTTCATAAGATTTAAAATCAGCATTTACAATTTTTAATGCTTCAATTGCATCAATTAAAAATTGACACTGTTCATGATTTGCACCTTTAAAATTATAAGTTTCCCAATAATTTACTTTTGTTGTAAAGTTATACTTTAACTTTTTTCTTTGGCACAAATACTCACCAGTATTAAAATAAACAAAAACTTCTAGCATATCTTTTTCGTTATGCCAAAAAATTCCAACAGAATTTAAAAATTTATCTAAAACCTCTTGATTAACGCTTATTCGCATTGGATCATTTGGATTTACTTCTCCATTATCCTCAAGATTAAAAAATATTACGTACTTGTTAAGTAAGTCAAATTCTATTAGTTGGTGCTTGGTAGTTACTTCCATTATTTGTCTACTTTAATGTACCATCCTGTTAGTATATATTTATCTGTAGTCAACACTGTATTTCCTTTATGAACATGAGTCATTCCTGCAGGAAAAATAACTACGGTTCCTTTTTTAGGTTTATATCTTTTTCTTTGATACAAAAATTCAGTTTCTCCTTCTCCGTCAGGAAGATCATTTAAATAAATCATCCATGTCAATTCTCTTTGAGCATGTGTTGCAGCTGCATTTTCATAGTGCCATACATGATATCCACCTCCTGGAGGTGTTTTTTGCATCTTAATATCACTAGAAAACATAGAAACATTTTTTAACTGATCAAAGTTAAAAATATAATGAGAAACACATGAATACAAAAACTGATTAATTTGATAAGTAAAAGTTGGATTTACATAATTCATCAAAATAGATAGATCTTTTCTAATTAAAGAACCATTATATTGAACTTCACCCATGATACTATTTTGTTGTTCATATTCTGAAAATTCATTTTCTGTAAAAGAAATTCTATTATTAACTAAATCCTCAAAATAATTTATTAGTGTATCACAAAAAGAAGATGGGACAAAAGAATCCCAAACTCCAATAAAATCATTGCATTCAAACTTAGTCAAATTTGAATCAATCATCAATTCAAGTGGTCTATATGGTTGCATTTTCATGATATTTAATATGCCTTTATTATATATTTGATTTTATGAAATTGATTTACAACTGGAACAGTTCTTTGTGGTTCTAAGTAAAATGTTGGTGTTGGTCTTTTTGTATTACTAAATGTAAATTGTGCTTCATTTAATCCAACTAAAACTTCAGATTGATTAAATGTTATTTGAATACTATCTGAGTATCCACCTAAACCACTAAATGTACCAACTCCAGAAACGTTTCCATAAGTATAATCTGTGTCAACACTTGTATATTGCACTAATCCCAAAGCGTGACTATGAGATTTTAAAGTTCCTGGAGAAATATAAGTATTTACTGAAGCAGTTGTAGAAATTGTATCAATTACTCCAGCATCATTAAAAGTAGGAGTAATTTCTTGATGAAATGCAAGATTCAAGGAACCGCCATCAGAATACCAATAATTTCCAAACGATTGAGTTGTAGTAGCTTCAGTAGTTGGATAACTAAGAGTATTAACATTTAATCCTGTTCTTTGAACTTCAGATGACCAATCTCCTGCCCCAGAACTAGTAAGAAGAGATATAAATTGACCTCTCAACCAGGTATCAACACCTGGTGATTCATCAACGTCAGGACCATTTACATTATTATTACTATCACTGGCATCAGTACTATAATATGCTCTTGTACCCCATGGTATTATTGCTTCTCCACCCTCTGATTCTGTAGCAGAAGTCAACAATAAATGTTCGTGAGGTGGAACATTAACAAAAACTTCAGTTATTCCAGAAATAAGACCATCAACTCTAGAAGTTGGTGATATTGTAAATGTAGTCTCACCTTGAATAAACTCAGTTCCAAAAGTTCTTACTGTACCTAATGTAAAAAATGGACTTTCTAATCCAATATTTGCACCTAATGATGGTGAAGTTACTTGTTCAAACGGATTGTCTCCAGAAACATCAACTTTATCAACGTACCACCATCCACCAGTTTCACCAACTTGAGCGTTTGATCCTCCAGATACTATTGGTAAAAATTTAGAAGATCCACTATTTCCATCAACAGAACCAGTTCCGCATATTCTTTTATTTCTATAATCAGGAACGTTAAAAGTAGTAGTAGCACCAAACTGATCACTAACTCCTGGAGAATAATCAGATCCGCCATAGGTATTATCTATAACTGCATGTAAAAATCTATATTCAAATGTGTTTAGTGCTCTACCATCACACTCAATAAATCCAGGAAATCTTGTTTCAATATTTCCATAATCAGTAGAACTTTCTTTAAGAACTTGAACAACTGTTCCTATAGCATAACCTTCATATTTTTCATTTTTTCTACTGTACCATGTACCAATAATGTTAGTTTCATCTGGAACAGAAACTGCCGTTGTTACAGACCATGTAAAAGTAGGAGCAGTTCCAAAAGTTACACCTGTACTTACTGCAGTATTTAAAGAATTACTAGTAAGTATTGATAGATAAACAAAGTTATTTACAGAAGGGTCAAAAGTTCTAGGACCTTCTACTGGAGTATCTGAATCAATTGATATTAAAGCACCATTAGTTGCATTAATTTGAATAGGAGTATTGATTGCGGTTAATTCTATTAAAGAACTAGATACAAAAGTATTTAAACGTTGTCCTGTTAAATTAGGTGGTTGAATAAAAACAGGTGTTGTAATAGGTGGTCCAGCAGTTTGAATTTGCCAATTGCCAATAGTTATTGTTCCAACTTGTATTTGAGTTTCTACTATACCATTTTCATCAGCAGAAGATGTATTATACAGATAAATTATATCACCATTATCTACAAATATATTAGAAAAAGTTCCAATAGAACCATTATTAATTTTTATTCTAGGATTAGATCCAGGAGTTGAAGATAATAAAGTTACAGGAACTGGTTCTCCAAGTCCACTAATAGAAGTTAAAGATCCAGAGTTGTCAACCATTGGAGCTTCAACTAAAATTGAAGGATCTATATTATTAACAGAAATAAATGTAAATGCATTTGGTTCTTTACTTGGTCCACTATTAGTCCTAACTTCCCAAGAAGTTATACCACTACCATCTCCAATAGAAACATTAATATTAATTGAAGTACTTGGGTTACTAGAAGAAAGAGTTCTTAATTGTAAATATTGACCATTTGTTACAGTTCCTGTAGTTCCAAAAGTAACACCATTTAATACATTGTATCCGTTTACATCTTCTGTAGTAGCATTTGATGAAGAAATTGCAAATTGTGGAGTTGCTCCTGGAGAGGATGTAGAAAGAGAAACTTGAGCTGGCGATGTTAAACCTAAAATTTGAACAACATTACTATAAACAAAAACGTTTAATTCTTCATTTAGTTCATTTTGAAAATCTGGAACTGGTGAAGGACTATTTGCTACTTGCTGTTCTGTTGTTATTATCCAAGAAGAAGTAGTGCTACCGACACTTACGACAACTCTAGTTTCAGAAGCGAAAAGATTTTGTGATTTGGCAAAAATGGTAAATGTGTCTCCATTTTGTACCGTTTGAGATCCATCAGTTAAAATATATTCAGTAGAATCGTTTATTTTAATTCCATAATTACTTGGATTAGCAACTAAATTTGCAGTTATTGTTATAGGAACTGAAAGACCTTCAGAAAGACCAGATACAGTAACTATTTGTTCATTTGGTCTGCTACCATCAGCATAGAAAAAAGAACTATCTAATGCAGCGTTTGATATATCATTAAAAATAAATGGATCAGCACCAAAATCAGGTGGAGGAACAGATATAGACCAAGTATAAGTTGACTCTCCAATATAGATAAGTACTTCTTCTGTAAAACCTCTTACAGATGGAGCTACATATTGAAACCGAAGAGTATCTCCAGAACTAACATAAACAGGACCATCTACATTTGGTCTAAAAATATAAGCCATTCAGAATAGTTAAATATCCAAAAGTATTTATTATGCATTTTCTCTAATATTTAACCACGTATTTCCGCTGTCCAAGCTCATTTGAATCGGTTTATTTGATTTAACTTCTACAGGAATATCTACATCTCCCACTTGTAACGTTAAATTTGGAAAAGCGTCTGGATCAGGAGCAAAAACAGGATCTTCATCTACTAAAGCTGCCGTCTCTGGAATAATTATATTTGTTGGAACTAAATCAATATTAACTAAAACAGATACACTAATAGTTTCTTGTCCACCATCTCCAGTTGCAGTAACAAAATATGTAACTTCAAAAGGTCCATTATCATCGTAAGGAACTGCTAAATCTATACTGCCAGAAACTAATGTTCCATTCACACCAAATTCAGCTGATGTTGATATAGGACTTATTGTTACACTATCTCCAGTTACAGTATCAAAACCGTCATTATTTGCATTTCTATATCTATATTGAGGAGTTAAAACAACACTTACATTAGCATACTCAAATTGATATTCTAAAGTAACATTTTCGCCATAATTAACAGAAACTGGAACAAATACTTCAAGAGTTGGTTTCTGATAAACTCTAACAAAAACAGTGTCAATATCTGATCCTCCCAGACCAGTTGTTTGTGCAGTGTATGTTGTTGATATAGCAGGTGTAAATGCTACTGGTCCTCCATTATTAGGAACTTCTTCATTTTCCAAGTATGTATTACTAACATCACCAGTAGTGTTCCATGTTAGGTTTACACTTTCCCCATATATTATAGCCTTTTCTGTAGCATTTCCATCAGCATATAAAGTTATTTTTGCTTGAATAGTATAATAAAGTGTTATTTTGCCATTTGACCCATTGAAAGCTCTAGTTCCAGAAGACCCTCCAGTTCCTACAATTGCACTATAATCTCCACCTGGATTGTAACCAGCAGATATTAAAGTTTCTCTGGATATTGTAGATGTGGTTAATTTACCGCCAGATCCTCCGCCCGCTCCTCGAAATGCACTCCTTTGACCAGTGACATTCAAATTGAAGCATCTAATATAACCATTACTAACTCCTCTACAAAAATATACTTTAAATCCATTAACAGTTTTATCTGATGAACCAGCGTATTGAAATGGTCCTGTCGTACTTCCACCAGCTGCTTGTTGACAAAAACTATTCATAGTAATAGTATAGTTTGCATTGTCATAAGGAACATTAAAGTTAACCCCATATCCCTTTAAATTACTTTGTGTTCCACAAGGAAGTCCATCAGATGCACCTGGATTATAAATTGTAGCAGTAATTCCTTGGCTAGTGCTACTAAAAGTAGTTACATTAGTATCATTATTAAAAATATGCGTCATTGATACATTAAATGATGCTTCTTGAGGTGAACCATTCCCACCTCCGCCAATACTATTCAATCCAGCACCACCAGAAGTTACTTGCCCAGAATTTCCAGTTGAACCACCAACAGTCACCCCATAAGTAGTTAACCAACTACCACTATCAAAAAAAGATCCTGCAGATCCACCAATTTTACTTTGACCGCCATTGCCACCAGATGCAATCAAATTCAAAAAACTAGTATTGCCTCCAGTACCTCCAGCAACTGATCCTGCATTAATTGTATTTACACTTTCCCCACCACCACCAGCTCCCCACATAGTAATTTGTAAAGAATATACATCACTAGGTATGGTTGTATTTTGTGTTGAAAGTATGTTTATTGTTTGTGGCATTTTTATTATTTTAACTTAAAATTTTATTATGTATTCTACTAAAATAAAAGGTGTTACAACTTGATCTAAACTTTCAATATTGTCTTGAACATCTATATCTAATTCACTATATAACCCATCAATTCCAATATCAAACTGATCATAATTATATTCAAATGTAGATGTATAAGTAAATGGTTTTTCAATTCTATGTGTATGACCAGAAAAATTTCCCGAATTTAATCCAGAAAATTCAAATATTGTACCAGCTCCACTATTTCCTCTAGTACGCCCATTGTCTTTTCCATCTCCCCCAACAGCGTGATTATAGGTAATGTTTATCTGAGAAGTATTTGCATTATGCGCATGACCTTGAAAATTAACAATATCCAAAACAGTTTCTTCAACATTTCTTGGCATATTTATTTTTGGATTTGATCTCATAGGAATTGTTGATCCTTGAGCAGCATTAAAAGTTCCACCAAAATCTACTCTAACTGTATTTCCAACATTTGATAATACTTCTATTTGAGGTCCAACTTTAGTAATATTACTACTTTCAATTTTTTCTCCATTATAAAATCCAGTTGCCAAACCAGGATTTATAACTTTAGATCCTAAGTCTGGAAGTTGAAATTGACCAAGTGCTCCAATTTCAGAATCAGCATCTTGCAAATTTACTCCATCTTTTCTAAACCTAGAAGTAGATCCCACACCTAAAATTCTAGACAATGCTAAAAATTCACTTGCATTTTTAATGCTACCATCACACCTTAAAAACCCAGCAGGCAAAGCACTCCTAAAAAGAGTAGAATTTGGATCGCTATTGTTTGCTAACAGATTAGTAGCATTAATTTGAATAGATCCTATATACCCACCATATCTAGATCTTTCTTTTGTATAATTAGACATATTAGTAAGCTCTGATTATATACACACAAGTTAAAGAAGGTTGAGTAGTATTAAAATTAATTTGTAATATTCCTGTATTAGAAGCATTGTCCAAATTAACATTTGTTACTGGAGCAGTAACAGGAACATTTAAAGATGTTTCAGGTCTCATACTAGAAGTATCAAACTCAACATCAAAAATATCATGAAAATGCGATTCTATTCTATCAGTAATTCCTGGAGTCGGTGTATTTAAAGTAAAATTTGTTGCTGGATTGCTAAGAAAAGTTCCAAAATTAACATTATCAGCTAGATCTGGATAGTAATTTTTTTGTCCAGTAGGTATTGTAATTGCTGCTCCAAAAATTCCAGTATTTAAAGTATCTCCACCATCAAATCTATTATCATTAATAAAACTTGTTGTAATTGGTGTGCTACTAACTCTTACTGGTATAGCATTAACTGGAGGATTTTCACCTACTATTCCAGCAACTACTCTTCCAGGAATTCCAGCTCCAAAACCACTCCTACCTCTAGTGTGATCACTCATAGTAAAACTTAAATCCCAAATGTCTTCAGTTGGACTTCCACCTGGAGGTTGTGGACTTGGTTGCGAAGCATTAGCTACAAATGTATAAGTTATATTAGACCATGGAATAACTCCAAGTCCTGGAGTTTGACTAGAAGCCCCACCCAATGTTTCAAAAGTAGCAGAATGTGAATGTGCTTTTAAATGATCTCTACCAAGTTTTCTAGGAGCAACATAAACAGATTTATTACCGAATCCAGGTTCTATAGTATTTCCAGTAATTTTACCAGAATAACCAGTAGTATCATTTAATTCAAAAACAACATCAGTTAAAGCATCATTAATAATGACTTCAACACCATTATCAGAGTGAGTTCCAATTAATGGTTGAATCAAAGATACAGCAATACTATCTTGATCAGCAGAATTTCCAGTAGATCCAACAGCATTACCAAAATATTGAGGTTCAATATCAATTAAATTTTTATTATTTAAATTAGGGATAGTTATAATGCCAATATAATTGGGGAAAGAACCAGAAAAATCACTATTACCACTTACGTTATATGAATCTCCAATGGTTTTAGAAAGCAAAGGATATAATGCTGCTTCAATAGTTCCTCCACTACAAAGAATCCAACCATCTGGTATTTCAGAAAGTCCGCCAGTCCATGGCATAATTGTACCTATTGCAGCAGCTTTTGCAGTTCTTAATGACTGATAAAAAGCCATTTATTAAACCTCCATTAAATACCATCCAACTTTGGATGAAGGCGTTGCCGTGTTGTTATTTAGGTCTGATGCTGCCGCATAGACTAAAGTAAATCCAGCTCTTGGAGTTTGTACTACTAGTTCACCAGCATTAGTTGTGTATCCAGCATAACTTGTAGCAATACCAGTTAACAACTCTGTGCCAGTATTTGTATTATCTCCTTGAACTCCTGTATTATCAGGAGCACGCACAACCATAGTTACAGTATTAGAAAGATTACCACCAATATCAATAATATGAATAGAATCTCCCATTTGTGCATTTGCAGGAAGTTTTACTAAAGTATTTGCAGATGTATCAACAAAATATCCTACATTAGGTTCAGCATCAACTACAGAATTATTAGTATACTGCCATTTTCTGCCGCCGCTGCTACTAAAGAAGTTTTCAACTCCAGCAATTTTAACAGATCCATTATCAGAAACTTTAAATGTTTCGTTACCACTAGTATTATTGATGGAGAACTCAGCATCAGATTGTGTTTTACCAGCTCCTTCTTGGAAATTAAGTTTTAATCCACCATCAGATTCAATAGATCCACCGAAAGAACTTAATCCATCTCCAAGAGCAGATAGAGATCCATAAGTGGTAAAATCTCCAGAAGAATTTACAAGTTCTAATGCCTTACTTCCATCAGTTTTGAAAACATTAATATTTCCACCATTAAGAATCAAATTGCCAGTAGCACTATCCAATTCAAGTTTAACGTTAGTACCATCAGTTACGACTAGTTTTTGATTACCTACTATAGGTGAACCGTTAAATGTAATAGAATCTTCAACTGTTAAAGTTCCTTGAATATTAGTATTTCCATTGGCAGAATCAATATTAAATTGATTAAATCCAGTACCAATTGATACATCTCCAAGTATTTTAGTGTTTCCAGTGGTTGATTCTACAACAAAAGATCTTACTTCATTATCAGAATCTCCAGTTGTTACAATTAAAGATTGAATATCTGTAGTAACAAGTTGTTCAATAGAAAGAAGTTCATTACCATCAATTAATAGATAATCAGCAGTAGTTAACACTCCACCAAATTCAGAAACTCCAATTCTAATATCAGAGTTATTATTTGGCATTCCAGAAGTTTCTAATTCACCATCACTATTTGAATCAATTCCAGTTAAATAACTAGCATTTGGTTGTCTGTCTAGTTTTGCAATTACAGTTCCTTCTGGATGATTTGTTTGTAAACTTGTTCCTAATTGTGCTCTAGAAACTTCAAGTGCATAACCACCAGAAGCATTTGGATTAGTTAAGTTTACAACACTTATAACTCTAACTATTTCACTGAACTGTTGATCACGAAGATTGTCTACATATCCAGGTTGTCCAACTACACCAACACTATCTGGAGAATTTGGATTTTCTCTATCAAGCAATAACAAATCATCTACAGCAAAATCAGAAGGAGAAGATGTACTTATTGGTAAAATATAATTTGCTCCTGGAATAGTTACATCAACAATAGTGATTTGAATATCTGGAGCTCCTCCATTACCAATAGAAGAATCACTAATTGTTAATACATCATTTATCGCATATCCAGTACCACGATTAGCAATATTTGAAATAGTAACATTTCCATCCCCATCAACAATTATATCTAATAACAATCCTACACCAGTTCCAGGAGTTCCAAAATAAGAAGGAGAGACATTAAGATAATTACCACTAGATCTGTTTGGATCTGCAGCAATTTGATTTGATATAACAACGACTCCACCACCAGCAATTGCAAATGACTGATCTCCCCAAATTTCTTGACCAGCAGTGTTAATAGTTCTGCCTGTAGAAATATATTTAAGAACATCAATATTTTGATTTGATAGACTTCCAATATCATGAGAAGAAGTAGGACTGGAGAATCTTGCTCTCTTTACTTCAATAATACCAGCATTTAATCCACCGATTAACTTAATATCAGAATCTACATTTAGAGAAGAATTAACGTTAAGAGAATTTCTTACTGTAGTAAATCCACCAAATCCACCAAGATTTAAATCTGGACAAGAAGTAGCAAAAAATACTTTAGTGTTTAAATCACTAGTAAATAATTCTACTTCAGAAACTCTTGTTCTAATTCTAGCTGGATTGCCAGTGCTTCCTTCAGAATAATAATTGCCAATTGTCAATTCTCCAGCTAGAATAACATTCTTTGTTCCAATATTAAAATTACTTACATTTCCAGTTCCTCCAGCAGAGAAAGCACCACCAATAAGAATGTCACAACTATTATTTACAGCGTCAGGAACTGTAGCCAATGCAACTATAGATCTATTAGAAGAAGTATGAAGAAATAATGCTGATCTATCTACAGCACTTGTTCCAATAAACAAATCTTGAGATTGTGCACTAGTACCAATTTCTATTAATTGACTTCCAGTGTTATCAGTAAATGCTTTAACAAGTTGCGCATCTTTAGCAAAATTTAAATTTGATACATTTGATTGAATCAAATTAAACGTTTCTGCCGTACTATTAATATCACCACCATTAACACTTAAATCATCTTCTGCTAAAATATTTCCAGTAAATCTTGAATCACCAATTACAACAAAGTTTTTGTCTAATCCAAAATTAGGACTTCCAACTCTTGTATTAACACCAACTCTACCACCAGTTTGATAAGTAGATCCACGATCTGCGACATTAAGATCAGTAGTAGAAACTCTTAGCGTAGCATTTGAATTTGGACTATCACTGTTTCCACCAACAATTAAAGCATTATCTTGAGGCGTTTCAGTTTTTATTAATCCAGATTCAGAAGTATAAGAAAGAATTTTTTTGCCACTTATAAACGCATCACCAACAACATCTAAGTTTGCCCTTGGTGTAGTTTCTGTAGTTACAAAAGAAGTAGTATAGTCAGTGCTGATGCTTCTAGCAACAGTATTGATACCAACCATATAATTACCAATAGTATCGGTAAATGTTCTGATTGATTCAGATCCAATAACACCAATTTCTTTCCACTCATTAGATGAAATATCGAATCCCTTACCAGCAAAATCATCCCATTCTATAATTTCGCCAACATTAAAGTTTTCATTTATATCAATATAAACATATCCTCTAGATAGAAAGTTACTTCCGTAAGAAACATCTGTAGGATGTGATCCATTAATTTTAAATATACCGTTTAGTTTAGCATATTCACCTGTAAAATTAGAAAGTCTAACAGTATCGCCAACTGATAATTGTAAAGAAGCATTACTTGATCCACTAACCCATCCAATTTTTACAATATTAGATGCGGCATATACAGTTACATTAAATACAGAACTTGATCTTCCCACATATCCGTTTGAATAAATCCACCCAAGAGATCCAGAAGTTCCTGTTTGCAATCCTTTGAATAAAATATCTCCGGAAGTTGGAGGTTGACCACCGTAGGTTACTATTCTTTCATTATTAAATTCACCAGATTGATTTGGGAAAACATTTGATGGTTGACCAGAAGATACATGTGTTCTAAATGAATAAGCTTGTCCAGGAAGTGCAGTATTTCCTCTTGGATTAAATTCAAATATTGCAGAGTTAACTTTATTTTTTGTAAGAACAATATCTCCAAAATCTGGTAGAGGGAAAGATTCACGGTCAAGTGTCAGATCTTCATTATCAGGAATATTACTAAAGATTCTTAAAGACTCACCTAACTCAGGTTGAACATTAATTTCAACTTCATTGTTAAAGAAAGATTTTCCTTCTACAGTAATTTTATCTTCAAATCTTACAGCAGTTTCAAATGTAGTAACTAATGTTCCAAGATCATCTCCATCATCTTCACTATCTACCAATTCAGCAGACTCAAGGAACGTCTCTTCACCTGTAATAGCGTTGATCTTACGATTACCAATATAGAGGTCACCATTAGAGTTTAGACCCGTGTAGAAGACGATACCGCCATCCTCACGCTTTGCCTGTGCATAGAAGTCTTGAACATCTTGTAAGACAACTTCTTGACGAAGTGGGAAACCAGTTGAGTAGTTACCAGGACCAAATCCAAGATACTCAAAAGTATGGTTACCAGACCTTGCAATAGAAGGACGGCGTAGTTCAACATATAATTTTTGAGCATCTTCAGATACTTCATTACCAGAAATACGAATTTTTCTATCTTCAGAACCAGAAGCAGCATTACCAGTGGTTGCTTTAACTAAACCAAATTCAACACCAGATTCAGTATAATTAGCATCTTGATTTAAGTTTGCAAGTAAATCAAGAGTAGATTCTCTTGTCTCACTTCCTTTAGAATCATTAACTGTAACTAATCCATGTATATAATTATCAGCAGCAGAAACTGTTGCAGGTGGATCAATTAGATTGGGATCAATTTTTTGAAACCACAGAGGATCATTCTTATAATTTAATGGATATAGTTGAGAAATAGGTTGAGGGAACTTAAAGTTCTTAAAATTATTTCCAATACCAGGACCTTGTGGGAATGGAGAAATATTACCACGAACACAAGTTAAGTAGTATATACCATCTTGTTGATTGTAAATACGATCTTGAATTGTGTCAATATCAAAAATATAGAACGTATCTTCAATTTCTGGAACATCAGTGACAGAGAAAATACGATACTGCCCTGTGCCAATTTCAATAATATCTCCAGGAACTGCAGTATATAAAGCTGCTCTTTTTGTTGAATAAAGATAATCATCTCTAGAAGACTTACTATCTCCATCAGCATCACCAACACTATCAGGTTTTTGTAGAAGATCCGCAAATACACTTCCTTGCTGGAATCTTGTATTGGTAAATTGACTATAATCTAACTTTCCAGTAATATTTCTCAGAACTAAGTAATAATCTGTTGTATTTGCATCTATTACATTGCTTACAACATTATGAAGATATGCAGTACCAGAGCAATATCCAGTCCAAGAAATTTCAGATGATGGAGTATCAGCAGTGCTATCTAAAGTAAAATTGCCACTTTGTGGTGCAGTAACTTTAACAACGGTAAAAGTTTTACCTCTTAGTGCTTCATTATTGGTATCATGATCAAATACTGTAAGTTCTAAATCATTATCAATAACTTTACCTGATTGAATTGTAAACGAGAATTTATTATCTTGATTACTTTCAAAAGTTGATAGAGCAGTTGTATTTAAAACAATGGGGTTTTCATATGGGTCATAATTAGACGAGGAAGTACCAATATTACTTAGTAAGTCAGTTGGAGTAGTAGGAGCTCCACCAATTGCTTTTAATAATAATTTCTGTGCAACGAGATTACGTTTCTCGTCAGTTCTCATCTTAATAACAAAACCATTAAGAGGATCACGTACAGATTGCAAATACTTTGGTATTACATACCTAAGTCTATAAACACGATCTTCTTTTCCTCTAGCATCAGTAATACGATTGTACCATGAATCAGAAGTAATTTGCTGACCAGATGCATCATTAAAATCTGATTGATGTAATCTATACAGAATAGAATTTGTATTAGGAGTAGTTCCACTACTCTCATCTATTACGTTAAGATACCAATTACCAGTTGTTCCTATAGAAGGATTAAATTTTACGGGAGACTCATTTTTGTTAGAATAAACAAAGAAATTAGATCCAGTATCATTTTGGAATGAAATAGCACCAACACCATTTCTTGCATCTGCAGCAGAATTATGAATCGTAAATTTATTTTGTTTTTCCCCAACCGTTGTTGTTTTTACATATCTTGCATAAAATTCGGTACTGCCATTAATAGGAGACCCACCAGATATTGTTGGTAAAGTATCACCTCTAAAAAATACTTTCTGGACTACATCATCTGTAGCAGGATCATGGAAGTGGTGCGATACATTTGTTTGTAAAATTTCAGGTCCACCATCTCCAGTAGCTTCACACTGATACTTGTGGAGATCATACTTGTCATCTAAAACAAATTGATAGATATCAATTTCTACATCAGAATCAATAGTTTCTGTTTCAGGAGAATATATGTAGTTACCAGCATATGCATTTTCTCTACTAGTTGCAAGTAAAAGTTTAGTAGTTGCAGTTTTTGCAAAAGAAGAGATTGACGAATAATCATATGGTTGAGTAAACCTACCAGGAGCAATTACGTAATATTTTCGGTTTGAACTAAATCCAGATGGCAATCTAATAAGTCTCTTGTCAGGGTTTGTTCCTGCTTTTGCTCTTGGAACAAGTCTGACTGCAGTGCCAGTTTCAAATTTATGAGGATTTGATGTGCCACCACCAGTATTTACAGTAAATGCTGTTGCTCTTTGCGAAAGTGCAGCAATATTTACTTTAGTTTCTCTTCTAGTAATACCGGCAGATCCATTATTGAAAATAGTGACGATATTATCAAAATAACTTCTGAGCAAGTTTGCAATATTGGCACATTCAGGAGTTGAATTGCTTGGATCGTTTGTAATTGTATCATCAGAGACAGGAGCAACTGTAGTATCATAATTACCTTCAACTAAATCAAATGTTAGATTTACAGTGCCACCAGCAGTTGGATCTGCAGATATAGTAATTTGAGTTGCATTTGGAATATCAGTAATTTCAGTATTAGTTGGTATACCAGTTCCGGTAATAACCATACCGTTAACTAAACCAGTTGTGTCGCCAACTGTAATAGTACGATTACCACTTACAACAATACAACCATTAATAGTATAATCCCAGTTACGCATTGCTGCAATAACAAGTTCTTCTACATAGCGATATGTCTCAATAGTTTCAGTTAATTCATTATCAATATAATCTAATGAAGCACCAACATAATACGATTCTGCTGCTTGAATAACATTAATATTTGATGTATCAGAATAATCACCTTGAGGATATGTTGCTGAAATAGTACTCGCATTAAGAGTTAATCTTAAATCAGAAACTACAGCATCAAGAATGTAACCAATATCTCTCTTACATTTCTCAATAGTAATACCTTCTTTTGACAATAAAGCAGGATACTTATCAGTAATATATCCATACGCTTCATTCATGATAAACTGCTTGTTATCAATTATTCTATTAGCAGCATCTTGTGCTCTACTATCCAATACGTTAGATAGACTAGCAGGACTAAAGAAACTTAACGCTGCAGAATATTTTTTAAATCCGGATGGAGATAATTCAGATCTATATTGATTATTACCACCAAGTTTTACATAAATTTTTTCATTACTTCTAGAACCAATTCTAAATCCTGAAACAGTAGTTGATGGAATATTGTTTGGATCTAATGCTGCTTCACTACCAAGATATACTTTAGTATGATTTGATGCATCATTAGAATTTAAAATATCTAAACTATAATATTGTACTTTTTCTGTTACACTAGTATCAATTACTTTTGGTGGGATAATATCAGTAATATATCCACCTTTATCTTGGTTAAATGCATAACCTTTATGACCAATCGCATGAAGACTCGTGTTGCCAAAGTTAGAGTTTGAGTTCGTGATACTCATGTCTCCACCACTTTCCATTAGGAAGTGGTCAAAGAAACCAACAGCAAAGACCGAGACACACTGAATGAAGGAGTCATCCGAAGCACGAATATGGAAGTTTTTCCAATCATCCTTCCAATATGCATCACCCTTAGTGTGATAAGGAACTGTTGCAAATGCATCAGTTAGTGATGCTTGATTCCAAGTGTTAGTAAATCTATCGTAACGAATGAATGCTCTGTCATCTTTTTGAAGACTAACTCCAGTATATTGAGCTACGACCATGCTACGGAATCCAGTCGCCTTAGATCCATTAGCCCACATACCACACTGACCCCAGGTGGATCTGATGGAGCAGTTAAAGACATAAGGAGATGCAGATTCAACAGAGTCAATCTCTGCCAGTGCAATTGCACCAGAACCTAATGTAGGTTGTGTATACAATTGATCAGATACTAATCCAATAGAAGCAGCATTATTACTAAATGTATAAGTAAATACTCTGCTATCAGTGGTAGAAATATAGATCTTCTGAGATCCATTTAATTCCTCATCCAATCCTGTATTTAAAACTGCAACATACTGACCATCAAAGTAACCATGATCAATTTTTGTTGTTACAGTTACTACGCTTGTACTAGATCCCGCATTATCAGTAACTTTAATACTCTGAATACTTCTACTATCAGATAGAGGACCAACAATTCTGTTTTCCTGAACAAGATTATCAAGTTCTCCTTCATCGTCAATTGATGGTTGATATTCTTGAAATGCAGAACCAATTTTTTGATAATATAAATCTAATTCATTATTATCTGCATACTCCATGATGCAGATTTTATGGTGAGAAAATTCTGGAGTTTTTTTGCTATTTGCAGTATCAATTGGTTGAGTATATACCTTACCAACATTAGTTGTACTATCAAATAATGGAGAGTTAGATGATAAATCGCCATCCTTAATAGTAAATTGCCATAGATAACAACCACCAGTTAGATTAAAGATTGATGTTCTTCCTACTTCACCATCAACTGGATCAGGAACATACAAAGGTCTAATGATAGTACGACGAAGATCGTAACCAATTAGTGAGCAACCTCTAGGAACAATAACACCACCAGTTGTTGCATTAAATTTGTAAAGTGCGTTATTAGGATCTGATAGATCTAAGATAGATTTATCATTCCACTCATTATCACTTTGATTGAATCCAAATACAGGTAACTCATCAGTATTTGGTGCTGCAGTTCTCGTAATGCCAGTAAGATTGCCATTAGGAGATGCATCAGTTCCTACTGCTTGAATTAATGTAGAGAATAAAACTGTAATTGCAGATGCAACATTACTACAATAGGGAGTATTACCATCGGTAGGAATAGTAGAATCCGTAATTTGAGATAATCCATGAGAACCTGAAACAGTAACAGTCTCATTCTTCATTACCTGAATGGCAATATCTCTAGCTGCTTCAAATACCTCTACAGTCTCATCTTCCTCACCTTGAACATGAGCACCAGTTACATACAAATTTGCAGCATCATATACCCTGTCATTTCCGCCATACTTAAGGTTATATACTACTGCATCAATAATATCTTCAACATCATCTACGCAGTTCTGAGTGCCGCCAGGAATATTAAATCCAGAATTATTATTAAGCATTCTGTCTACTGCTTCCTTAGCAATAAACGTTTTGTTTTGCGTAATTAATTCTGATGCATCAAAAAATCTATCGGATTGACCAGTAGAAGAACCCGCACCAACAGTAACCAATCCAGGACGATTATCAATATAATGGTTACCAGGCATCAGCATAATGCTGAACTGGTCAAATCTATCGTTTCCAGATCCAGGAACATATGAGAATCGTGAAACCTCAATAAATGCTCTCTGAATAGTTTTGAAAGGTCTTAATGGACTGTTTCCTCTGTTATCAAGTTCGTCTGTCGCATTAAAATCATCAGGAGAAACATAAAGATACTTACCTGTTTTACTTGAATACAGATTATCAAGTCTTGTAAGAGCCATAACTACCAGAACCCTAAAATTATCTTATCTCAGAGTATTTATACACCACATATTGCTCAAATAAAAACTCCTCAGGATGGCCATCGATGGCATCGAACTAGCAACCATTCGATTAACAGTTTCGAGCTCTGCCTGATTGAGCTAGTTTGGCGTTAATTGTTTGACAAATTTAAAATGACCGAATCTAGATCCCCATATTTGTTTATGGGTATCAGGACACATTCCTCTGTCAAGAACATTATAATAGTTATTACCTAAAATAATGTCATTTTCCATATAAGTTTGTTTACCGTTCCAGTTAACATAACATTTACATCCAACTAACTTTCCGTAGTAAACTGAGTCTTTCTCACTAAAGATAGTAGCACACTCAGTTTTTTCTGTCAAGTCATCTAATATCAATTGATCCAAATTTTTTCCTTTAACAAATTTTAAAGGATTTTTAATACCATAATTGAGAATTTTAATGCTATCTCCAATTGTAATAGGTTTTAACACAAATTGTCTATATGGATTTACATCTTTGAATGCGTATGCTTGCTCACCATAAATTAACTCATCATTAATTTTTTTATGCAGTATCCTAATGTAAGAATATCTAGTAGGATGTGCAAATGTTTGCTGTCGGTTATTAAAATTACCTAAAAAATATTTAAGAAATGTGTTCATCAGGTAAAATTTCAGGATTAACGATATCTAGATCAAATAATACAGGGTGGCATTCTTCAGCAATTAAATAATCAGAATACTTGAAGATATCCTCCATAGTATACTCTTCGTTAAGTGCTGCTTCTGCCAGTATCCACTTATCATTCTTATCCTCGTCTTCAAGAACATCAAAAGCAAAAGGCATACTTTCAACATAATACATTAAAACAGGTACATCATCTACAAATACATGTTTACGTGAGATTGTGTACCGGAACTGTGCCATAATGTTATGATTTCCTGTTAATGTTATATTTAACAGAAATACCCGTGATCGGACTCGAACCGATACTGTCGAAATTTTAAGTTTCGTGTCTACTGCCAATTGGACTACACGGGCAAGACATTACACTTATCCGTATGCTATGTGGGCGCTACACCCAACATACTGACAGTTTGTAATGGAGTAAGTCGCAGGTCCTCCGCGAATATCCAAAGGGGGCTGATTCCAAACTTGCAGGACAGTGATGGTCCTGTTGCTGAGTGGCACCTATGGTTGGAACGTCTCAAGTTCCTAATGCCCGTTAGTGGAATTGAACCACTCTGCTTTCGATTATGAGTCGAATCCTTTCAACCAGATAGGTAAACGGGCAAGGAAAAGGTTTATAAAACCTCTCTGACTACCAAGTCTCACTCGCTTTAGGCGACAGAAGCTTAATCTTTAGTGCTTGTCGTCTTGCTTTTGCTTGACGTATTGCCTGAGGTTTCAGACTACGCTTCTGCTCTTTTTTGCTGTGATGCTGCCAGTTAGGAAGCGTAGTCATTGGTCTGTCTCAGTACTTACTAATTATAGCACACTATGTAGGTCTAGTGGGGGGTGCGGACAGATGTGTAATTGACTGTCGTTTAATGAATGCCTTGAGTTCAGGGGTCTCATCCCACTCCCAGATCTCTTCGTGTCCTTTCTTGTCGATCTTCTTAAATGTCTTTTTCATTGGAAAACTCCTCTAATTTATCCATAATACCATCAAATGAACCGATACTGTCAATCTCTGAGATAAGATTAGCAATTTGTTTACATACAATCGGTCGTTCTGCCCTAGCAGCATACGATAATGCATTGCGAAGACTGCCTGTAGCCTCCGCAAGACTCTCTTCTACTTGTTTACCTAAAGCCATTGCTCCTCTTTATCCTCGACATAGTTATTATACTGGGTTTCTTGAATGCTGTCAAGCCACAAGCATCCCAGCATCCTTCATATAGTGTAGTGTGTCACGCATGTTACCAAGATGTTTAGCACCAATGGCAACCTGAGGATATGTAGCCTCAGGTCCAAACTCTGCTTCAAATGCTCTTTGAGTAAAGTGTTCGTTGAGGTTATACTCTAAGAACTCTCCTCCAATTGCTTTGAGAAGTGCTGCAATACGCTCACACTCTTGACTACCGTTACTGTAAATTACTGCTTGCATGGTTTATTTTTTAAAATTTGATTTAAGTGTAACTTTAGTAAAATCAATTTCTTTCATATTAATAGGAATGTTAAAATGATCTTTAAGGTCTTCCCAATCTTTATTTCTGATTGTTCTTACCTCACCCAAATGATAGCTTACCCAAGAATTACCTACTTTAGAATCATCTTTTACTTGACTCAGATTATTTTCACCAATTTTTATATAGTGATCACTGAGATCAAATCCAATGTAGTTCCTACCAAGTTTCTTAGATGCTACTGCTGTTGTACCAGACCCTATGAAAGGATCTAAAACAATGTCACCCTCATCTGTAGTCATGAGAACTAAACGCTCTATAAGAGGCACTGGTAACTGACAGGGGTGGTCATCTCTATATTTACCATGTTTAACCCTATGAATGTCATTCCATACATCAGGAACAAGAGGTCCGAAAGGATGAATCTGATCCTTCTTGCCACCATAATCTTTCTTTAAGTAAGTTGATTTCCTCTCCCTCTCATGTGGCATACGAATGGGATATATCTTTGCCTTCTTTATATCCTTCACATAGAATAGAGTGCCATAATGTGCTGGTTGCAGACTTTTACCCATAGGAGCAGTGGGAGCATACCAAGAAATCCAGTGCTTAAAATGTGCCTTCTGATTAAGAATTTGACAATAATATGTAAGCCACTTTGGAATGTTGTGAATAAAAATAGACCCAGTTGGTTTGGTGATACGAACCATCTCCGTGATCCATTCATCACACCACTGCAGATACTCTTCAACCTCAAGAGAGTCATGATAGTTTTTGTAGTTCTTCTTCAGATTGAACGGAGGGTCTGCAAAGGTCATATCAACAGACTCATCTGGAATCTTCCTGAGAAGATCCAGACAGTCGCCAACAGTAATTTTGTTCAGGTAGTTATCAAGCATCTGCAAATTTTTCGGGGAAATATTCTTTCAGTAATTCTACAAAGCGATCAAGTTCATCGGTATGGAATGTAAAGACATCATCAAAACCTTCACACATACGCTCAGCATCGTTAGTCCTAGCATACCAACCAACACCATCAATAAAACCAACAAAGATAGTATTAGGATAGTATTTTTTGATGAGAGGATCCACTCCATTCTCTGTCTTCGCTTTGTCTCCATTAGCCGAACTAGTAGTGGTGTTGTAAGAAGACTCAATAACCACAAGAGGATTTACCTTGTTGGGGATCATAAAATCCATAGTACGCTTGAGAGTTTTTTCATTCTCAGCAAGCAAAGGAAGATCGCACCCACTATCATAGGTAATATTAGCATTGTTTAGGATAGTTTGCAAGACTGTCTCTGCATTATTACCCTTCCTAGCAGCATAGCTACCCCTCTCTTTGTAACGCATTATAGTATCAAGAGTCTGCTCAGTAAGAGAAGTAACATTATTAATAACAGAAAAGGTCATCTTGGACGAATTATACTGGGGAATCATCTTACCAAGAATAGTTTCGCTACCTTCAAAAAATATATTCACTATCGCTTTCCTGAAGTATTCATTCTCCAGGGTCATCTTCTCAATTTTCTTAGCACCCCATTCAGTCTTGTTACCACTACTATTCCACTTGTCTTTATAAAAAACAGTGGTAAAGTCGTCAAAGTCTTCATTCCTTATAATAGTTACAATCCTTTGTAGCATCTCAAAAGACACTGCAGTAGCACCAAGGACTGCCTTCAAAGCATCTTCTTTACACAGGAAACGATCAAGAACATCTTTAGTGCAACCATGCTCGATCATATCTTCTTTCAAATCTAAGACAAGAAAGACCAACTTGTCAATATGAGACTGCATCTCTTTCTCAAAAAGTTCATTGTTAAAGTAGTAAGTATTCTTTTCACGAACTGTTTTGAGTTTGTCAGCAGTGGAACGAAGAAGCATAGCGATCAATTCAATACAAGTATTATACAATAAAAAACCACCCCTGTGTGGGTGGTAGGACAGTTTGGTCACTGGATTGCAAGGGGTTGCAGTCGGTCAAGAATCTGACCGTTACCAGCATACACCGCATTTTGTCTCTCACATCTTCATTTAACTTCTCCAATAATCCAAGACCTCATACCAAATGGAGTATCAGCAATCAAAGATTGAGTTAGTGTTGCTACCTCTTGTGGCACAACTAAACAAAATCCAATACCACAGTTGAATACATTACGCATCTCATCCTCAGCAATGTCTCCTGCCTCCTGGATCTTGGTAAAGAGTTCTGGTCTCTCCCAAGCAGAGTAATCAACATCAACCGTAAGACCTGCTGGAAGGCATCGTGGGAGGTTCTCAGGCAGTCCTCCACCTGTAATGTGTGCCATGCCTAAGATAGGAACTTCATCCAACAGATATTGAATGAGACGGGCATAGATGGTGGTTGGCACTAACAACTCTGGCATCTCCTTGTAGTAAATATAATTTCTCCACAGCATATCATTGATGAGTGTGTATCCATTACTATGAAGACCACTACTCTCAATACCAATGACTACATCACCCACTTGAATGTTTCTGCCATCAATGATTTCGTTCTTCTCTACAATACCAGTGCAGAAACCAGCAAGGTCATAGTCAGTTGCTCTAAAGTGTTCAGCGGTCTCACCACCTAACAATTCCATCCCTGCCATAGCACAACCAACATTAATTCCATACACAATGTCACTGACGTTAGCATCAAGTGATTTAGTAGAGATATAATCCAGAAAATATAATGGTTTAGCACCAGAACATATAACGTCATTGACGCACATAGCAACGAGATCCTGACCAATAGTTGTATAATCACGGGCAATCCTACAGATATTAATTTTAGTTCCGACACCATCAGCACCAGATACCAACACGGGTTTCTCATATCCTGATGGGATCTCCATCATTCCACTAAACCCACCAACACTAGGTGCTAGTGCTTTGATATACTCTACAAAGGAACGTCCCTTGATAATATCAACTCCAGAAGTTTTGTAGTCCATTAGTAAATTTCTCCTTTAGCGATTTGTTCCTGATATCGAGACATGACATCACGCAAGTATTTTTCTGCTTTTCTTTTACTAAAACCTGCTAGTTTCCATACGATGTAGTCCACCGTTGGAATACAAATAGGATTCCAACCTACAAATCCATGTGTCTCTCCAGAATTCATAACCCAACAGGGAGCATCATCATTCTCAAGGTCTAATGATTTACGATACTCTTCCTCACCAAACATAACAACTGCTCTCTCAGCAGCATTCAAACTCTTGAAGCAATCAAAAGCATTCTTTCTAATCTCATCAGGGATGTGGTGTTTCATTTAATTTAAATTCTATAAGTAACCTTGAATTTTTCATAATCTTTTTTTAATTCTGATAATGACATTCCAGTTTTATCAGGTAAGTCTTTTACTGGAACTAACCATATTACATCATCCATAATGCTAATGAATGCCATATAATCAACCAAGTGTTTGTAAAGTTGTTTATCAGTATGATTTGTCATAAGATGAAAAGACATCTTTCCAGTTTGTGCAGTTGATTTTACCTGAACTCTTTCAAAATTTTTCCCATCTTTTGAGATGATAAAATCAGATCCCCAAATATCTTCAACTGGTGTGTAAACTTGATAACCTTTTACCATCATCAAGTTTTTAAATTTATCCTCACAAATTCTTCCAAGACCCTTTTTTAGTGTAGCAATCTTAACATCTTCAGCATTGAACAAACTATTTTTAAGAGTTTGATTTATACCAATCACATCTTGGTATTTTTTCTTTGCTTCAATAATTGCTTCATCTTTATTTTTAGTTTTAAGAGACCAATGAGTTCCCCTCTTCCATCCAGGTTTTTTTAAGATGTGAAGATACCAAATTGGTTTTCCATATCTTAAAAAAATAGTAGCATCTGGATCATCGTTAAATCGTGTCGCATTTTGGAAGACCTCACTCATTGGATTGCCAGTGGTTGTAGTCGGTCAAGGATATAACGATAGGCAGGGACAATATCACCTTCATCGTTTCTGAATAGATCTTTATCAAATCTCTCATCACCACCAATCTTCCACAATCTCATACTATCAGGACTGATCTCATCGGCAAGGAGCAACTCACCATGAGCAGTGTATCCATACTCAATCTTAAAGTCAACCAGATCAATGCCCATGATGTAGAACATCTGACGAAGGTAGTCATTGATCCGTAATGTCATCTCAATGAAAGGTTCAGGATCATATCCCATTAGTTTCACACGATCTCTCGTAAGTAATGGGTCATGCTTACTATCATCCTTCAGGAAAAACTCAACAATAGGATGTGGTAGTGAGTAACCTTCTTGGAGAGTTGTCTCACGAACAATAGATCCAGCAGCACGATTACGACAGATAACTTCCAGTGGAACAATATCTACCTTCTTACAAATCATCTTGTTAGCACCAACCATATTAATATAATGTGTTGGGATATGTTCTTTGGCAAGTGTCTCAAAGATAAGAGCAGAGATACTACAACAAAGAGAACCTTTACCCAGTGGATGATCAACCATCTCACCATTACCAGCAGTTACCTTATCGTGATACTCAATGATGACTTGTTGGGCATCATCACCTTGATAAACTGTTTTAACTTTACCTTCAATAATTACTTTCATCCGTCACACCATCCCATAACTTCACAACCTTCATCTAATAACATTTCTTCTTTGATACCATTTACCTTACATACTTCCCAGTCTTCATATGTACAATCACGAAGATACTTTCCATCCTTATCATGCACTGAAGCATATTGTTGAATGTAAAGATCCCACTTCAATCCTCTCTCTTTATATTCATCATAGTAATCATCATCTTTATAAAGACCCTCCCAGTCAATAGGTTCAACATCCATGCCCCTCTCTAATCCATACTTATCCACACATTCATCAGTCAACCACAAATAACCACTGTGATTCTGATCCCAGTTGTAATACTCACCATCAACCTCATCTAACATGTCAAGGTCAGATTGTTCTGTTAAATCGTATTCGTGTGTCATGAATCATCCTCAGCTTTGTAGGTAATTGTGATTTGATGATATACTTCATCCTTATTGTCACTGTTATATACATGACAGCGTTCTACCTTAGCATCTAATAGTTTCTCAATATTATTGAGTTGCCATTCAAAAGCATACTTTTTAAATCCATCATCCATCCAAGATTTATTTGATCCTGGTGTGTTAAAATCATCCATTATTCAATACCTGGTGGGAAAGTTTCAATCTCAGTCAGTTCGTAGTCCCAGTCTTCCATGACTGTATTGGCAAGGAATCTATCTGAAAGCATTTCAATTTCTTTCTCGGCATACTCTCTGCTAGGTGCCTCCAACCAAATATCAATGACCTTACCCAATCTAAGTTTCTTAATATTGAGTTCAGACAATCGCTTACAAGCGTCTCTCACGGCGTTACCCGGAGAGTCATCAACCTGAGATCGTAGTCGGATGAATACTAATGCTTGAAATTTCATGGTCGGTTGATCTCAGCAAGGATTTCGGCAAGTGCTTCATTGATAATTTGCTTCAACTCCATACGTTCTTCTGGTGTGAAGATAGTACGTGTCTTTACTGGCATAGGAGCATAACTACTTGGTTTCTTTGATTTACCAGGAAAACTCATTCCCTGCGTGTCAATTTTGTCCATTGTTCTTTTTCACCCAGCAAGGTTTACATAACGAATTCTTGTATCTTTTCTCGGATGGGACATAGCATCCGACCTGAGGTGTTTTATTCGCTGGAAACATTTTACCACACCCAGAGCATTTTGTCTCCCACATTTTCATAATGTTCTCTCTAATCTGTTTGTTGCTTGATCTGGGAAGTCTCTAGGACGACTATCACCAGCATTATCAGTTTTAGGAGAACCTTCATTCGCCTTCATTGTATGCTGGTAGTTTGGTCTTGGGTATCTAATACAGAATGGATCTGGCATCCAGTATGTTACCTGCCATTCTTGTTCAGGATTTAACTCTAGATGCTTCTCTACACTATGAGAGAAAATACCAATTTGGATGTATCCATCGTGACTGAGACATCTACCATCACCAATGTCAACTAGGAATAGCATCTTACTACTCATAGCACTTCTTGCTCTGGATTAAGATTTTTTACGAATTGCACAGGATCCTTTTCAGACTTGTGAACCCAATGATAACGCATCATCTCAAAAATGAGATCCCATGTTTGGATACTGACATAATCCTTCATGTGTGTCTCGCAGCAAGTTCCTTCAGTTCCTTCGCTGTGAGTTTATCTAATTGCTCTGTAAAGTGATCCAGTAGCAGTTGTTTGTATTGTTTCTTAGTCATTGTATTGTTTAATCAATCGTTCAACTTGCTTTTTGTCACATCCACAAGGAGCATTTCGCAAACATCGCAAAATACACTCAGTATCTGTGATAGTGGGTTTTATCGTAAATCCCCATTTGTCAACTTCACCTTCAATAGGTGCTTCGCATGGATCAAATTCATGTGGCATTAGTCTCTTTGCCTCCAATCTTTTGGTTTGTCTTGTTTAAACCAATCCTTAATATCATCAGCATCAGTGAATCCCTTCTTATGATTGGATGGATCGGGATCACCTAACCCCATCCGATTAAGAAAATCGTCGGTACTACCTTCCTCAATCTTATATGTGATTTGACGACGTGCCATCTTTAACATCTCATTAGCAGATGTATTTGCCTTTGCTAACTTATTCGCCCAAATCATATCAGACAATTTTACTTCTTCTCCATTCGCAATACATTTACAAATAAATTCTAGTCGTAGTCTATATTGTGTAGATAACATACGCTACTCATTCCCACGTAATTATTTAGAACCATGAAAAAAGGGACACGAATGTCCCCTTGGGTGTTCCGACTTTTGTAGAGACCGCACGAAAGGAGTCTCCACATTATTTATCAGAAGCTGTACTTCAGACCCAACTTAGTACCGTAACCACGGTCAACGTTGCTATCACCACTACCAACGAAGGAGACTTCGCCGTATGCGCCAAGTGCCTCGGTCAAACCGATGCCAAGACCTGCCTTACCAGAAGGAACGGTGTCGCTCTCAGCACCGTCAGGAGAGACTACAGTAGCACCACCTTGGACATAGTATGATGCGTTCTCACCAAAAGCACCTTCGTAACCTACGTGAAGGTCAGTTGCAGTGCCATTGTAGTTTGATCCCGTGAAACCGGAGTTGGCTTCTACGTTAACGTATGGTCCTGCGAAAGCAGCACCAGCAGATACGGACAGGGCAGCGGTTGCTGCGAATACAGATTTGATCATTGTTGTTTAATTACCTTTGTTTACTTGCGGAATTTATACCCGCAGATGATGGATCGGTTCGACTCCCGATCGCATGAATATATTATAGCAGAAGACGCTCGATGCGTCAACCAGGTTATGCAAGTAATTGCGGCACTCGCCTGATTTGCTACAAGAGTAATTTATCACACCAAAACCCCAAAAACAACAGGGCTTGTGCCAGTTTACCATACGGATATCAGATGGTTATGATAATATAAACTTATTAATTTAAAAGTATTAGAGCACCAGTAATAGCAACATTTCCAGTAGCAGCAATGGATATGGTAGTGCCTGCTGTTTGAGTTATAGCAGAACCTGCTGTTTGAGATATATTAGTGCTTGCTGTTTGAGTTATAGCAGCACCAGCATTTTGAGTTATAGAAGCACCTGCTGTTTGATCTATAGCACCGCCTGCAGTAATACTTGCGAGACTACCCGCAGAGAATAAAATAGCATCTGTTGCTTTTACAGAAGCACCGCCAATAAGAGTGTTGACACTATAAGAATTATCTCTCGCTTTGATTAGTGGAGGTGTTCCTGGTTTTCCCGCAATGACAGTTTGCGATACACCACCAACCCATTGCTTATAATCACCAAGAATAGACCAATTAACATGTCCAGGAGAAACAATGTTTTGTGATGCTCTAGGATCAAATTGTACAGATGTTTCTTCACCAGCACCAAATGTCATCTTCTGACCAAAGACAATATCTTTTTTGTTGTCTACAATTTGCTCAATAGTGCCAGCACTCATTTGAATAGTGCCACCACCATTAGATCCTGCCTGAATGAATACTTGTGATTTTCCAATCAAAAATAATTCTTCTTCAGCAGTAATGATAATTTTCTGTGCTTTAATATGCCTTTCACTACCAGTAGCTTCTTCTACAATATCACCATACGCAATAATGTTTAATGCTTCATCACCATCATCGCCACAATTATATTCAATGTGAGTTACTTGCTCATGTTTTTGTTGCTGTCCATGAGTGTGTATACACAATTTTCCACTGGAAGCACCCTTTTCTACATTTTTTTCTCCAGTAACAATAACAATAGACCCATTGTTTTGGAGTGATAAAAACCCAGCAGTACCCTCAGGACCATCAATTCTTAGTGTTGATGTCTGACCATCAGGATACATGCGTTCATAGATCTGTGAACGAGTCAGCACACCTTTCCAACATGTTGCGAAAACAGGTCCATTTGCTAGGCTCTGTGTTTCATCTGCCGTGGTTTGTTTGAAGATACCTGTGGGGTATTGATTAGCGGGTACAGCGTGTGACATTATGGGCAATCAATATAACGACCAGTTCCAATCTTAGTAGATCCAACTGTGGTAAGTGCTTCAGTATCTAGGCATCTAAAAGATGGTAATAGTTTAGCACCATATCCACCACCACCAACGATTACAATCTCAGGGAATTTTTCAAATGTTAATTGTCTATCTAAAATTCTAGCGCCAACGACAAATCCATTTTCGTTGATAATTGCTTCCGCAACACCAAGTTCACCATTTATATACATATCAGGTTCTGATGTGTATCCAATTCCAGGTCGGATTATAGTAAATGCATCAATGATACAGCGAACACCAGATTCATTAGCAAGATTTAATTTATAACCATATCCAGGTGCTTTAACACGAATTTCTGTAATAAATCCATCTTGGTCTAGTAAAGGAGTAGCTACAGCACCAATTCCTTCACCACCAATGAAGACATATGGTGGTTCTGCCCAAGGATCTCCAGGTTGACTGATAGGTATTTCAATAATTCCTCCATTATCATCCGTAATAATATTTTCAGAAATAACTTCAGGAATAATAAATTCGTCTGTAGTTGTTTCTATAGTATCACCTAATCCATCATCCTCTGGTGGATCATTATTAATTTTTTCTTCAAGTGGTAACACTATCACATTTGTAGTAGCACCAGTTCCATTTACAGTGAATATAATTAACTCTTCTTCTTCATCATCCAAAGAGTCTTCTGAAATTCCAATCACTACTTTTGCAGTATTATTAATGACAACAAAAGAATCAGATGTTTTTCCACTAATAATATCATTAGAGTCAATATCCCCTGTTAACGTATAGTATGCATATGTGCCATTTTCTACGTTTTTGGTAGTGATTGTATACTCTACAAAATCACCCTCATTAACAGATACTTTGTCAGCAACTACTTCATACGAAGGTAATGTGTCATCAGAAGGTGGTGTAGTATCATCAGAAGGTGGTGTAGTATCATCAGAAGGAGGAGTAGGGATATCTGCCACTACGTCAGGTGGGAAAACATCCGGTAACTCTGTAATTGGATTTATTGGTTTTGGATAATATGGAGTTCCCGGTTCTTTTACATTACGTTCCGTAATTACACACCTACCAACATTTTTTATAAACGTAGATATAACACGACTACCTTCACCAGGAGAATTTTGCTTTAAAATGACATAGAAATCTTCGTCACCTTCTTTTTCTGGCGAACTAAACGTTTTAATTGTAATATTTTTTACAGTTTCTCCTGGAGCAAATCCAAGAATGCTACTATCAGGTAAATAATCTTGATCTGGAGTAGCAGTTCCTTTCTTAGATGTTCTATAAGTCACAGATGAAGCAGATTCAATAAATCCAGTCCTAGTTACTTGGAATACAGCATCAAATCCTTCCTCAACAGTAATATCAGATATCGTATAAACAATTTTTGGTGATACCCCGCCTTTAGATGATACAGTTGATTTATTACTATAACGAGGAACTCCACCAGTAAATCCAACTGTTGTAATTGATAATGGTTTCCCAGTATAAGCATCCGCACATGTATACTGACTAGAGTCAGATCCGGTAGCAGGGAACAAATTATCAATATTGGAGAGAAGATCATCTAAGAAATCATCTCCATCTTTGTTTTCTTTATTCTTTTTCTCTCCATCTGTACAAATTTGCTTATATCCAGCACATTCGTTACTAGGTCCAGAACAAGAAATGCCAAGTAAATTCAATACAAAATTAATTGCTCCACCTAAAATATTAAGTGGTCCAGCAATAGCACCAAGAATATCCTGAATAGGTCCAAGGATACTGCTGAGTACAGTCTCCATTAAGGAATTGATTTTTGATAGAATGCCATTTACTAATGTGTCTATTTGACATGCTGCGGCACGATAAACCTGATTAATTTGACCCATTAAAACGTTTGTCAACCATTCTGCCAAACGATCTCCAAGATCTGCCATTTTACATCCAAGATCTTTAAGGAGATTATTGAACCATTCTGTAACTGGAGTAAGAGCGTTTCCAGTTTCATTTGGATATAATACTGCTTTAATTAGATCCTTAACTGCATTAGTGAGTTTCTCAAGCACAAAACCCTTTACTTTTGCGACAAAGTGTCGGATAACGCTCATAATTTTGTTAACATATTTTCTTGCTATGCCAACACCACTATTGATTGTCCCACTAATAGGACTAATTAAATACGTGCCAATATTACCGCCATTTTTCTGAATTTCATTTAAAAATTCACCAAGTAAAATTTTGGTTTTGTCTGTTAAATTTTGTTTGTCACATTTTTCTGCTACAGATTGACACCATTTTTCATCATCCCGACCTTTCAGCATTCTTGGAGGTATTGGGACTGTATCATCACCATTTGGCAAAGCACCAGT